GGATTTGTCGCGGCGGCAGATATTCGTTTGGGAGATGAGGTGCTCACATGCCTGTCGAAGTCGATGTTGTCGTGTGGAATGGAATTGACTGGCGGCGGTATCCGAATGCCAAGCAGCGGAACCGCAGGAGGTACTATCAGGGATACTACAACGGCAAACTCACATCGCTGCACCGCGCTAAATGGGAGCATGCCAACGGGCCGATCCCTGATGGGTACGAGATTCACCACAAAGACAGCAACCCACTCAATAACGAATTGGACAACCTCGAACCACTTATTGTTGCCGAGCATCGCAGGCGCGAGGGCGATCTCGGCTCCTTCAGTACCAATGCAGTACACGCCAATCTCGAACGAATTCGACCATTGGCTGCTGCGTGGCATTCCACTGAGGAGGGGAAGAAGTGGCACAGTGAGAACGCCAAGAAGTCTTTCGCCAAGCGCAAGCTACACGACCTCGTGTGCAAGCAGTGTGGCGGCGACTTCCAATCCAAATTCAGCGATGCGATGTTTTGTGGCAATGCCTGCCGCGAGAAAGCTCGACCGGACAGACCAGAGATTCACACACTTACCTGTCCGTGGTGTAAGCAGAAATTCACAAGCGACAGACCCAAGCAGAAGTTTTGCTCTTACAGTTGCAGTGGAAAAGCTCGATGGGCAGCACGGCGTGCCCGTCTACAACCTCCAAGTTGAAGGCGAGCCGGAGTTCTTTGCGGCTGGTGTCCTCGTCCATAACTGCGACTCGCTTTCTGGTGCCTATAACCGTCTGTCTCGCGGCGGTTTTGCTATGTCCGTGGCGTAATTCCAAGAATCTTTGAAAGATTCTGTATCGAGTGGCGTATACTAGGTGTTCAGACTCACGAGGAGTTTTCACATGGTGACCGCTGGCTTGGTTCTGTTTGCTCTGCTGCTTCTCTTTGCAGCAATTGGTGTCGTGGTGCAGTCGTTTACGTCGCCGTTCTGGTGTGCGTGGCACTTTTTCTGCGGCACACTCGGTCTACTCGGCGAGTTGTTCGCGGCTACACTCGATGCGATTGGCTCGGCTCTGAACAACTAACTCCTGCGCCATCCCACCGGGCGAAAATCCGGTGGGATTTTCTGTTGGGGAGGCGTATCGAGTGGTGTATATTACTGGTGCAGGGTAGGCGACGGACTCACGCCGGGCGATTGTCCGGCAACCTGGAGGATGATTGAGATGCAGAGTTACAGCGAACCAATCGTGGTAGTGCCTTACGGCGAGCAACCCGCATTCCCCTGCGGTACGCCGGTTGAGAAGTATACGAGTGGCGAGACGAAGCGTTGCGCTTCCGGGCTAACCGTTCGCGACTGGTTCGCAGCGCAAGCGCTCGCGGGGATGTTGGCGCGTGCCGACTTCGTTCTCTTCCCTCATGCCGACTTCGTTTTCTTCCCTCATGACGACATGAACGAAGGGCTGGCGGCGAGGAATGCTTACCGAATCGCCGATGCAATGCTCAAAGCCCGCGAGGGGAAGTGAGTTGGCGGCTGACTATCACGTGCGGATCGCCGGTTAACTTTCTTTCTCCTAACGAAACCACAACATTTATGCCCTCGACACTGCCCATACCAGAACGTGACGCCTTCGTGCGGTCGATCTGCGAGAACCTCGACGATGATACCTCGCGTCTGGCGTTCGCGGACTGGCTTCAGGAGCACGGCGAGGATGCACAAGCCGAGTTTATTCGGCTCCAGATTGCGTCTGCTCGCCACGCCCCGCGTGCGGGACATGATCTCGGCGAAGAATTCGACGCCGTTCTGGCGATGGACGCCAAGGCGGCAAAGCTTCTTGCCGTTCACTGCAAGGACTGGCTGCCGCCGTGCCCGGTGTGCGGAGGGACTGGCGACGATGGCGGTCATGCCTGGGATCGCGGTATGAAGGGTGAATGCAAATACTGCAAGGCGGCAGGTCACATCGGTGAATGCTGTCGCGGTCTACCATACAGTGTTTCCGTGCGGCTGGAGGATGCGTTTACGCCAGTCTTGGCGGGCGACCACGCGGAGCACGCGGCGCATGGCGACTACCGGCCGTCTCTTTGGGCACTCAACACGCTCCGCCAGTTTCCGACTATTGAGCGTGTGTTTTTGAATGACCAGACGCCATTTGATTATTGCGGTTCGGATGGTCGAATTGACCCGGATAGCTGGCAGTGGTGGGACAGCACCTCTCCCAGTGCGCAACACGATTTGACGGGCGACCCGACTGGCTATCTCATTCCGCTCCTGTTCAATCGACTCTGGCAAGATTGGGTGCCACAACGGTTGCACGGTCCCGAATCTTGCTGGTTACGATTCTCCTCCCTCGTCGATGCCAACGATGCTCTCGCGGAAGCGGCAGCAAACATCATTCGGGAATCGCTCTCGAAAATCGTTCCGGCTCATGCTTGACTTGTCGTACACCACTCGGTAACATTCTTGCATCACCAGTGGGGGCACGGAGGTACTCACGATGCCCAAGCGGCCATCGGTCCCGCTCCAGACAATGCGTATCAATCCTTCGGATGTGCGCTGCTTAGGACCGCGAGAGCCGGAGTATTATTTTGCTGGCTCTCGCACGCGCCGTATCTGTCCGGTGTGCCGTCGCGACCTCGACCGCGCCGACCTCTCGATTCGGCAGTGTAGTGCGACTCCTCTCTTGGTGGGCGATGCTGAGAAGAAGGCGTTCTTGGAGTGAATCAAGTGTGTCATGGCGGAGCGGTGCTGTCCGGTCTGTGAAATGGGCGACATGGCCCGGCACCCGCTCCGCCAGTTGAACACTCGCTGGTAGCCGCCACTATCTGCGAGTTATCCCGATGGCTGTCTTGCAAGTAACACGAGGTGGCACTCCGACACTTCGGGTGCGTGGTTGCAAGCGGTCAGTAGGCACTCTCATGCCGGCTCTGAGGGCGGGAGCAAACCGGCAACTTTTCTTTCCTAACGGAATACAAGCATGAAGCTGTTCGCCTGTCGTGAAGTCGAGGAAGCTATCGCTTACGCTTCTTCTGGCGGCATTGCCATCCATCTGCACACGATCATTCCCGACCGGGCGACGGCGCCGCGCTGTTTTGTGCAAGCAGTAGATCGCGGTGAACCCATCGCGCACGTCTTCTGTCGAGACGAAGCCAAACTCATTACTCTGGCTCGGCAGCTTGGCGTGCGTGCGATCAAGATCGACCGACGTGGTACAGTCCGCTCGCACATCGATCTCTGCTCCGGCCCGCTGTGGAAGGCGCTACGAATGCTCGACGTGGCGGACCAAATCAAGCTGCGAGAGATTCTTGCCAAGATGCGGGGGAACCATGTCACCGATTAAGCCAAAGGACGTTCCCGACAAGAAGGTGTACGCTATTCCCGAAATTGTGTTTGAGGCGTTCTTCGAGTTTCGCAAGCGGCAGTAGCAAACTTCTTTTCCCTAACGGAGATTTCCATGCAACGAGACTTGAGTGACATTACCATCATTCTCGACCGCAGTGGTTCGATGTCCTCCATCCGCGCCGATGCAGAAGACGGCTTGAACACCTTCATCGAGAAGCAGAAGCAGCAACCCGGTCGGGCGAATTTCACGCTCGTTCAGTTCGATCACGAGTACCAGATCGTTCACAATGGCATTCCCATCGCGTCCGTTCCGCATTGCACGCTCGAACCGCGCGGCAATACCGCTCTCTACGACGCCATCGGCCGCACGATCAACGACATCGGTGCCCGGCTCAAGAGTCTTCCCGAAAGCGACCGGCCGGGGCTGGTGTGCGTGGTGATCCTCACGGACGGGATGGAGAACGCTTCACGCGAGTATACGGCCGCTCGCGTCAAGGAGATGATCGAGCACCAAACGAACGTCTACAAGTGGCAGTTCACGTACCTCGGCGCGAATCAGGACGCGTTCCTCGTGGCGGGCGCGATTGGTATTCCAAAAGCGGCCTCGGCCAACTACGCCAACGCGGCGGTCGGCGGCGCACTTGCGGCGGCATCTTCCAACGTTGTCCGCATGCGACACGCGTCTGCATGTGGGCAGTCCGTCATCAATGCGTACAACGCGGACGAGCAAGAAGCCATGCTCCTCGACCCAAGCAAGGCGACCGACGCAGACGCCAAGTGATCGCCCTACTTCCTTTTCCCCTAACGGAGATTGCTGTGGAAGAAGATGACCCTGAAATGGAAGAAGTTTCCGCCGGTGATGCCGACGAATCTTCTTCCACGGTTCCGACTTGGATGAAACCGGTTCGCCGCAATGACCAGATTGGCAAACTGGCGTGGTTACTGTGCGGTGAACTGGGCGCTATGCCCGACCTTACTGCTGGCCCTCTTCTCGTCGATGAACTACGTGCCACTTACGGCGACGCTGCGGCCGACGACTGCGCGCACAAACTCGTCGTGCTACTCAATCTCATTCCTCGGTCGGCTGTACGAGATATCGAGAACAATCCCAATGATGACTTCTCGCACTTTGCCACGAACTTCCGCCGGCAGTTGCGGAAGCTCTGCGCGGCCTACCTCTACGATCTCACCTCGGCATGCGGCATTATGTCGCGGTTCCTTGAACTGGCTTGCCGGCCAGTGAAGCCGGTTGCTCAGCGACCCACACAAGTCGATTTGGTGTACCTCAAACTGCCGTCGCACATGACGCCCGGCGACCGGTGCCGTTTGCCAGACGGACGCCGTGGCACGGTGATGATTGGGCACGACGCGAACGGCGAGTGCGGTGTTCTGCCGCACAACGAAACGAATCAGTATGATGGCCCCATGATGCAGGACAGCACAGGCGGAGAGTCGGACGGCATTCTCTAATCTTTTTCTCCTAACGGAACCTCTGCCATGCCACAGTGTGAAGAATGCTCCGCTCGATTCATCGAACTTGCCGAGTGTCCGGCTGAGATTACGACCGAGTGGACGTGTCCCACGTGCGGCCCGCAGAAGTTTCACAAGAACAAGTCGGAGCTACCGCCCTCCAGTTGCGCCAATGCCATCATTGGCATTGGCATTATCCTCAGTGGTCTGGCGATTGCTTTATCCATTGTGACACGGTAACCATGACTCCAATCGGTTCCGCGCTGTTGCGACTGCTCGTTGGCACACCGGGCGATTGGGTGTTCACGGCGGCATTCGATGGCGTACGCCACAAAACAGGCGTCATCCTGGCGACCGGATCGAAAGATTGCGTGATCGTCGTGTACGACACGGAATACTGCTCGGATGTGCTCTCGGACGAAGATCACGCGGCTCTCTATCGTCAGGTGGCGCCGATGATCGATGCGGCAAAAGCGACTCGCGTCGATCAGCACAAAACGCTACTCGCTTCCGTCCTCCATTTGGAGACTTTCCCATGATGAACGTTCGCGGCCCGGTGCCGGCTGTTCAGTTTCGCCGGTGCAATCGGTGCAATGCGTCGGCGGTCTTGCCGCTCAATCCGAGTACGGCGCTCCCGTGCGCGTGCAAGGGTGAACTACTTGTGGCTACACCCACTGCGGCCGATGTTCTTGCCGAGCGGCAGTTGTGCTGCACGCAACTGCTCGCTCTTGCGGCCGGGTGCGACGATCCCGCAAATCAGGACAAGAACGGTAATGTCAATGGCAAGCGCGCGGCCGACAAGATGCGTGCTCTCGCAAGTCAGTGGGCGCAGGGCACAGCATGACGCCCGATTTTCGTCACGAAGCGGAAACCTGCTGTCGTCAAGTGTGCGATGCAATGGGGGCATTGCCGAACATTCTTGCCACTGAGATTATCCGCCGGGCACTCATCGAAGCCGCCCTCGCGGAACGCCGCCAACTGCACGAGAGTATCGAGGAAGCGATTCGCAATTATGCGGAGATGGAACCTGACTTCCGCGACCCCGAAGACGTACTTCGCTCCGTGCTACCAGACCTTTCTTCCTAACGTAATCTCCGATGCCCGTCACCGTTCGGCTGCTTGATCTCGTCGCGCTACCCGGTTCACAGCATTTGTGGCCGGCGGAATTTGTCGCTCTGATGGCTAAGCTCGAAGAGGATCCGCGCGAGCGAGCACAGTGGCTTGTAATCGCTGACTGGCTCAAGGAGAACGAGGAATTGGAACTCGAAAGCATCTGTCGCTGGATCGCGGCACGACCGAAAGTGCAACTGTATCGTCCGGCCGGTGACGAAGCGTGGTCTTGGCGCGGCTTGCCCAAAGTGGTTGAGAATTCTTGGCATGTGATTGGTGATCGGCGAACGCTCCCCGGCGCGATTGCAAATCTTCACTATCGGGTCACGGAATTGCGCAATGACGCTCGTAGGCGGTTCGAGGAGTTGGCCTAACTCCTTTTCTTCCTAACGGAACACTGTCATGTCTCAGCAACCGGTGTGCGGCTCCTGCCCGGCGTTCCTGAGTGATCCTGAAAGCTTGGCTCTCGGACGCTGCTTCGGGTGCCGGAGCGGACCTCCGCAAATGCGAGTGGAGTCGTCACCAAGCGGTAAGCCTGTACCAACGGAACTGGAATCACTGCGCGCTGAGCGTGACATCCTCAAAGCGGCCATTCAGAAACATCACGATCAGTACGCCGATGATCGCTGTTTTATCGACGATGTGGAACTCTATGCTGCCGCCGGGCTTGCTCCTGCCGATGTGCGGGTCGGTGACAAGTTTGCCATGCTCAAGAACTGTGTGCGATTTGTCGAGCAGCGATGCGAGAGTGGTGGCCCGTGGAAAAGTTACGCCGACCTTGAAACTGAACGCGATGCTATCAAAGCGCAAGCGGAAATGCTGCGCGTTGAGAATACGCGACTGAACGAGCAGCATGAGCAGAGTAAATCTCGCTGGTGGGAACTCAGCAACGAGAACGAGAAGTTGGTGGCCGAGAATGAGCGGCTGAAGGACGAGTTACAGGGCGAGATCAGGGCACACGCCGCCCATCATCAATACGAGAATGCGGCTGTCACTGAGCGAGATCAACTCCGCACGCTTGCGGAGCAGTTGGCGAAGGCGTTGAATGAAGCAATATTTGAGTTGGGGCGAGTGAACCGCTTCGCCGTAACCGAGGAAATGGAGGCCGCTCTCGCTGTCTACGCCCCGATGGAGGGCAAGTCGTGAATGAGTATCAAATGCGGGAGGTTATTCGTCAAGAAATGAATGCAGTAGGTTCTCTTAGAGAAGCCGCAAAGAAATGGAAATTGTCGCCCGCATATCTATCGGACTGTCTCAATGGCCGTCGTAATCCGGGACCAGCAATTCTCCGAGCTTTGGGATATGTACGAGTCGTGAAGGTCACTTACCAAAAACTTACTTCTAAGGAATGAGGCAGTCGTGACCACCTACACACCTGACATGCTTGCCTTGCTCAAGGCGATTGCAGCCAACCCCGACGAGGACACACCGCGATTGATGTACGCCGATGCCTGCGAGGAGTACGACCCTGCACGGGCGGAACTGATTCGCCTTCAGGTGAAGATTGCCATTGCAAAGCGTTCGTGCCGGTGCGCTTCATGTGTTACATCGGGACAGCACCATAACGGGCCGTGTGCTGGATCGCGAGTTTATGTCGATTCACAATCAGGGGTGCGTGCCCACGCTCGCGAACAAGCCATCCTTCGCGAGCACGAAGTCCACTGGCGTGCGGGGATGAAGTGCGAGAAGTGTAGAGGCAGTGGAAAGTCAGGTGGAGATGAAATTAGTGGGAACCAATGTACCGTTTGTCACGGCACCGGTGATGCGGGCGGCTTGCTGCGGAAAGTCGGCTATGATCGTCACAATGAAGAAACAGGTGGTAGAAAACGCCGCCATGATTGGTTCACTGGCTGCATTTGGAATCGCGGCTTCATCGAGCGGGTTCTCGTGCCGCAGGTGAGGGATTTGGTGGAAGAAGGCTATTTACCAAACACCAAGTGTGAGATGTGTAATGGTACAACTCGTGTGACTCAATCCGGCCCTTATCGTGTTTTTGGTCCGGGTAGCTGGACGTGTAGCGCGTGTAATGGAACAGGGAAGAAACAGGGACTCGTCCCCACCGACTTCGCCCGTTCGCTGCTCGACACGCAGCACTCACCAGAGCGAGCGTTGATCTCACAGCTTATTCCACTTGACCGACAGCCATACAAACCCGCTGGCTTAGGTGATCTGTGGTATTGGCGACGAGACTGCCCCAACTTCCCGGAGCCGTCAGACTCTACGATACCTAGCCCAGTGTTCGACCACCTGCCCGGTGTGACTGATACCGTCATCGCCACACACCAGCCATCCCGCGAACAAGTCGTTTCCGCACTCGGCCGAGCATTCGCTACCTTCACTCGCTTGCATCTTACAGCACTCGCACCTCTATGACTAACGACGCTCTCGCTCTGTTGCGTGCGATCATCCTCAACCCCGATGAGGATACACCGCGACTGGCATTCGCAGATGAAATTCAATTCACCGAACCACGGCGTGCTGAGTATATTCGTGATTTGATTTGGTTGTACACCATCGGTTCGACGGCGCGCGTTCTGACACTGCCGTCGGATTATCTCCCGCAGTATTCCACGTTGGGTATTCAAATCGACGCCTTTTCAACACGCTACCGGGTGCGAGCTACAGCGACCGGTTCTGTCACTTCAATCTAGCTATCCCGCTACGCCTGATGCCCACGTAATGCGATCATGGGGAAGTCCATTCTGAAACGACGGCGGAAGCCTTCCGAGAATGCGTTTGCGGCCGGCACGCTCCAGTTAGCCGATTTGCTCCGGCGCGACCCACAAGGGCAGCAGACCGACAACCGGATGGAGCAGAGTTCCCATTATAAGGGAATTTTGTATATTGCTATCCGTTCGATCATGGATTGCGTGTACTCGGCGACGGTGCAGATCAACAAGAAACATCGTCGCTACGCTCGTGTCTCGCTGCGTCGTCTGGAGAAGTCGCTTGACCGTCTCCGCGCGAGTGATCCCCGCTCTATTGCTCTCATCGAGAAGGCGCTTCCGACGCCACACGCGAACACGGAGGACGAGCAGTTCCGGCCGTTCGATGATCCCGACCATTCGCTCTGTAAGCTCATCGACCAACCGAACCGTACCGAGACGTTCAACGAACTCCTCGCGCAGCTTGTCCTTCAGTACAACCTCACCGGCTCTGCTCTTCTGTGGGCGAATCCGAATCATCTCGGTGTGCCGGGCGAACTCTACGTGCTCCCGACCGCACTTTGTTGGCCGCAACCACCCACGGTGGATTACCCGGAGGGCTGGTGGCGTGTCACGCAATACTATCCTTCCGGTGGTTATGGCTTGCTGCCGTCCGCCATTGCCGGCGGTGGCGCTCCAGTCGATGCCCGCGACATTTTCGTATTCAAGAATCCGCACCCGCTCTGGCGGTGGGATGCTTACTCACCGCTGACCGCTTGCGCGACTCAACTGGATGTGCTGGAATCTATCGATATCTCGCGGTGGGCCGCGATGGATCGCGGTATTACTCCGGATATGGTGCTGCTCGCGCCCGGCGTGCAACAGGCTCAACTCGATGCGTATCTCGAACGTTTGAAACAGACCAATATCGGTAAATTCCGGCATCGCGGAATCATGGCGATTGGTGGCGATCAGTACGACTCCAAATATGACATTAAATTTCCTAGCCAAACGGCGAAGGACATGGACTACGGCAGCGGTTGGGATCAGATGGTAGCGTTTGCGCTTGCGGCGTTCGGCGTTCCCAAATCGGTTGCCTCACTCGCGAACACTGGCTCTTACGCCGAACTCTACGCGGCCCTCAAGCAGTTCCACACGCTCACCATGCGTCCGCTCGCGGCTCGTATGGGTGCGTGGCTGACCCGCAAGCTGGCTCGCATTTGGGGACGCGATTTTGCCATTGAACTCGACCTGCCGACCATCGACGACCAGCAACTCCAAGAGCAGCAACTCAGTACCGACCTCGCACACGACGGTCTGACCTACAACGAATATCGCGCCACTCGTGGCCGTAAGCCGGTACCGGGCGGTGATGTGATCGTGTCGGTTTACGTCCAGGCACAGCAAGCCAAAGCCCAACAACAGCAACAGGCGACCGCTCCTCAGCCGCCAGCCGCCGAACCTTCTTCTCCTAACGGCCCTCCGGCTTCGCCCACCGGCGGCGGAGAGGAAGCGGCGCCGCAACAGCCCGCGCCGCAATCCGAACAGCAATCCGCTCCCGCTCCGCAGGGTGGTGATGAACTGGCGAACTTCCTCGGCCATCCGCAACCCGGTTCCGACGAGGGACACATCCAGAACTCGGTCGCCGATGCCGCGCTCCAGTCGCTCGGCGTGCCGCAATCCTCTTCTCCTAACGGAACTCAGGAGAAGGGCTACACGCCCGCTTACCTTAAAGCGAGTGGCTATCCCGGCACCAAAAAACCGCCGTTCCCGCGCACGGCAAAGCCAGTCACGCAGAAAGTAGCTGCGCCGGCTGGTGAAAACACCCGCTCGCCCGCTGCATCCGACTCGCTGCCGAAGTCGCAGGAAACCAATCGCGATCCGGGCGAACTTTACCCGGCTTCGACGACTGGCGCACCGCGTCAACAGACCGCTGCTGATACCAGTGCGCCCGCACCGCAACCTAAGCCGGCACCGAATCCCTTCAATCCGCCCGCTGGTCCGCCAAAGCCCAAAGCCCCGCCGGGCAGTGGTCAGGCAACCAGTGTGACCGCAGGTGAAAAGCAAACAATCCAGAACAGTGTCGAACCGCCGACATCGCCACCGGTACCGCCGCCTACCAAGCCCGGCACGGTCGCATCCACATCTCCCACGGATGCGACACCGAATAACCCGAATCGCGTGGCGATCAATCGGCAAACCGGCCGGCCGATTGCGAATCGTCCGACTCCGCCGACGCCCGCCACTCCCGCAGAAAGTACAACTAACACCCGTACTCCGTTAGGAGAAAAAGAACTTCCCGGCGCTACGTCCGACGAGCACCTTGCGGCCGACGATCTGCCGACCGCTCGCGGTGTTGCCATGCCAACGCGCGAAAGCGATCTGGCCCAATCGCAAGCTCGCGCGAAAGCCGTCATCAAAGACCCGGCGAAGTGGTTCTACACGCTACCGCGCGGCCGTTTGAACGAAGTGCGCGATGTAATGAGTCGGGCAATGCGGGGCGAGGATGTGCAGGCGCCCGCGTGGATGCACCCGGATGAAGCCTATGTGATGAAGTGGCTTACAGAGAAAGAGGCCCGCAACCAAAACATTCATCCGTCCAAGCTCGGCGAGATTACATCAAGCCCTGTGCCGCAGCAAGCAACGCCTGCCCAACCGCAACAAGCGACCGGCCAGCAACCCACGCCACAGCAACCTGTACCACAACAACCACAACTGCCGCCAAACTTCGATTACGACGCGGCTGCGGAAGCAATTCGGGGCGGTCACAATGTGGTGTACCGCTACACGACCTCGTTCCCGAATCCTGGGACGCGACACGAGATTCGCACCGGTGCGGACCTCAAGCAATACCTCGATTCGGGCGGTACACTCAGTGACGAAGACGCGATGCGTGCGGGCGTGGCAAAGCCATCGGCCACACCAGCAGATGCCGTTCCTACGGTGCAACCCATCGCGAGCAAGGAGGAGATTGCGACTCTCGCGAATGCAGGGCAATTGCCGCCCGCTGAACACTTCGCTGAAGCTGCGAAATCAGTCCCCGTTCAGACGCCGGAACACGCTCAGGTGCTTCGCAACGTCGCATCGTGGGTTGGCAACTACGCGGAGAAACACGCGGACGCCGTTGCACAGCATTTCAAGATTGACCCTCAACAGGCGTTCCGTCTGCTCGTTCACGCGATGACCGCTATCGCTCACCACGCGGCGAATAATCTCGCTACCACCGGCAATCCAGAATCCGCCAATATCAACGCGACGCTGACACACACACCCACGGGCCGCACCGCGAACATCAAGTTCCATCCGCGCACTATTGCAGCTCGCCAAGCGATCAACGACATTGTTGATCATCTGCGCGGTGGCAATGAACTGACCGAACAGCAAGCGGCGGAAGCGACAGAACATCTCAATCATTTGCCGCAGGACGAAGTGGAACAACTGGCGAACTCGCTCGAACGCTCCCGCACTGTGGGACAGCATCGAGCGATGTCGCGAGCAGCCAAGTGGGCGGAAACCGCCGCTGCTGAGCAACCCGCTGAAGAAGGAACGTTAGGGAAAGAATCTCCCGCTGCCGCACCCTCCGACGAGCAGATTGCTAATCAGGCTCTCGCTCAACCTTCTTCTCCTAACGCACCTTCGGACGAGGAGATTGCGAACTCTGCGCTGCGCCAACGTCCTGTCTCTGCACCAATTGCCGCCGGCTTCCAAGACATCAATGCCGCACCGCGCGGTCCGACCAACGAAGAACTGGCAGCGAGCGAACCGGGCGCGCACCTGCATCCCAATGTTCAGGTCCGTCGTATCAACGGCAAAGATTGGGTCGTTAAGGGTCGCAATGGGAAATCGCGTGCCGTTCAGAACGAAGTCGCGACTTCAACACTTGCTCGCAGCATCGGTCTCGACGTGCCGCAAGTTCATGCAGTCAAATTGCACGGACAGGACGCGGCGGCGGTCGAGCATGTTCCGGGTCGCGCTCTCTCGCGCATGACGCCGGATGAACGCCGCGCAGCAATCGCTTCAGTGCCGCGCGAGGAACTCGACAAGCACGCTCTCTTCGATTACCTGATCGGGTCGTCTGATCCCAACAACGGGAACTACCTCATCTCCTCAGACGGCAAGCTCGTCGCCATCGACAAGGAGGCGTCGCTTCGCAACGGAGATGTGGGCGACCGCGCTCACTTTAACATTCCGTTCTTCCTCGAAGATGCTCAACCGCCAAACACGCCAGCCGGTCAGTATCAATTCAGCCCGGAATCGCTCGCCCACATGGCGGAAGCCGGGCGTGAAATGGCCGATACGCTGACTCAGATGAATCGCCCGGCGGATGCACGCGGTGTGCTGCGTCGGGCACAAGTGCTCGCCAATCTCGCTCGCGCTGGTAAGCCCGTTACAGCAACGCAACTCGATCATGCTGGTGCAGCATTCGATAAGACCTCACCACCGCCGAACTTCTTGCGTCGCGTCGCATCCTCCGTGCGAAACTTCCTCAACCCATCCGTTGCGCCGGCAACTTTTTCTCCTAACGAACATCACCGCTCACCCATCGGCCCGGTGTTCACACGCAACCCGGATACCGGACTCATCGACAGCGCCCGCGTCGGAGTGCCTGCGATGTCCGTGCCCGAAAAAGCGAGCGAGATTCCGCGCCTGCCGAACCTTTCGAAGAAGCAAAAGAAAGTTGAAACGCGATTTGCGGACGCCTACGAAGCGAACCCAGACGGCATGGCGGACAAGTATCTCAAGGCGCTCGCGGAACGCAAAGTCGGTGTCGAACCGAATGTCTTTGCAACCGACGATGTGAAGATGCTCAATCGAGACTGGAATCCCGGCAAAGTCAAGGCCGGTGAACCGCTCGACAAAGACACTTCGAAAGCAATGGCGAAGTACAACACCGCTGTTCACGGCACTGCGAACGCTATTGCCAAGCGGGCATTCCTCAAATACCTCGATAGAACGGTTCAGCACTTACCACCAGATAAAAGAACGGTCTTAATAACAAACGGAGGTTGTGCAGGCGGCAAAGGTAGTTCTCTCGCTCGTGCGAATGATCAATCGTCGCCTTACCACGGTAAGATTCCAGTGGCTTCTCAAGTCGGCGCCGTCTGGGATGCGGCCGGCGAGCAAAACGCTACGGAGAATGAGTGGATCTGGCGAGAGTGCAAGAAACGCGGCATTACGCCGGTCTTTGCTTATGTGTGGGCTGATCCCAAAGACACCTGGGAAGCAAAAGATCGCGGGGTCGTGCGTCGTGCCATGCGAAAGGGTAGAATGGTGGATGCCCGTCTGTTTGCGGACTCCTACGCGGAGGGTGCGAAGAATATGCACGCCTTCTGGGAGAAGCACAAGGACGACGGCACCAAGTTTGTCTTTCTCGATAACCGAAAGAAGGGCGACCCGAAGGTTCTCCCGACTTTCCCAAAGGAAACGCTTCAGTGGAACGCCGAGCAGATTTATCACATGGCCGTCGAGAGTCTGAAGAAGCACGCCAAGAAGGGCACACTCCCGAAAGCGCTGCTGAAGGGCGGTCTGGCCGGAACGAAGATTTGGGGCAAGCCGCGTCCGACGAGTTAACACAAGCTCTCCTCGCAGGACTCGCATCAAACGATGACGACACGGATGACGAGCGACAACAGAATCAGATGGCGCATCTCCAGCCGGAAGACTTCTTCGATCTTCCGCCGTTAGGAGAAGAACCCGGCGACGCCGAAGATGCCGATTGGGAGCGCGAATAATGCTCCGTCGCTTTCTCTCGCGACTTACGGCAACCTTTCTCGGCCTTAAGTGCGACCGCTGCGGGCGACGCGGTGCCTCGCTCACCATTGACGCGGTACGCACTGCTCGCCATGACGACGGACGCACTTGTACCAGCACCTATCAAGTGCGTCGTTGTGCGGCGCTCTGCCCGGCATGTCGGAGGTTCGCATGAAACGCTTGCATATCGGCTTCGACGGTGAACCGCATGGTTCCATCGCACTCATCGACGGCAAGCTGCACCTCGACGGGCCAAATCAAGACGCGCTCACACATCACATTGAGGCTGCTGGCCGGTGTATCGCTCGCAAGCATGGATTTGCCGCCTTGACGCCTGCGGCGATCCTGAAGCACCTCGCGGATACTCTGCAAGGACGAACTCATGCACACTGGCAAGACGATGAAGCCGCTGCCGCTCGATCTCAAGCCGGCTGACATTCTGCGGGCGGTCATTCACTTGCGGGCGCAGGGCAAGCACCGCGAGGCGGACTTGCTCGCCTCGCACCTGCCGCCCGCACACCCGCCGCTACCGCATCTCGGCGAGCCGCCGGCTTTTTCTCCTAACGAAGAACCGGATTCCGCACCGCGTATCTCCGGTGCACTCCAGGCATCCGGCCCTCCGTCGCCGTCCAATCCCCACGGCGCCGGCTCGCTCCCTGCTCACACCAAAGCCTACGAGATTTTCGGCAATCCTCAGCCCGCGCCGCACAGCTACGGCTGTGTGTATCTTCGCATTCCCTCGCCCGTCTCCGACCGTGTACTCCGCATCGGACAGTCGATCCCCGATACCGAACTCGCAGCCGATGGCCGCGAGCAAGAAATCCACGTCACCGCTCTCCACGGTCTGACCAATCCTGATCCGGAGCCAATCTTCAACATCCTGTCGCACTTCCGGCCGATCCGTCTACGCTTGACCTCGGTCAGCGTGTTCGCTGGCGAAGAATATGATGTCTTAAAAATCGACGTGGAATCGGATCAACTCACGCAACTCCACGAAACGCTGCGCGACTTGCCGCACTACGCCAAGTTTCGCGATTTTCGACCACACTGTACAATTGCCTATTTGCGTCCTGGTCTTGGCTCGCTGTGGGCGGCACAGTTCACGCCATTTGATGCCGACTGTGTATGCGAGACGGTTGTGTTCTCGGACGCCAGCGGTACACGCTATCTCTACCCGCTCGGCCGCACAATCACCATCACCAAAGCGATGTCCTCTCTCAACGCGACCACGGGCGGTTCGCTCGTCGCTCCTCCCGCGCAGGGCAAGCCCGTTCGTCTCAAGCGGCGGAAGCGGACTTTAGTTGCGGTGCAAAAGGCGCTCGCCAGCATTGGCGCCGTGAATTCTTTTTCTCTAACGTCCGTACCGGAGTTGGTGGAGGAAGCGACCGCCGCTCCCGCCTTTCCCGACATAGCCGATCCGGTGGAGTCATTCTTCGGTTCTCCTATCTTCAAAGCGTTCGACGAGTCGCGTGTCTCGCGCGAAAAAACCAAGCATGACGGCAAGCGTCCCGGTGAATTTGCACCGAAGAATACCGGCGGTACTAAGACGGAAGAGGGCAAGAGCAATCGCGTCAAGAAGAAAGGCGAGGAGGACGAAACACCAGAGTGGGACGGCACAATCGAACAACGCGAAGTGAAGCGAGATCGCGGCGGCTGGCACGAGGATAATGTTGCATCGTGGGATTTCTATGATGATGGCGGACTTTTCCCGCAGACAATCGCGCTGGAATCTGGTGAGTATACGCCGCCGGGTGCCGATGAGTCGATTCCAGTGTACCGCTGGGTGAGTTATCAAGATGGGGATGGTTTTCAGAGCGACTACGGGCAATGGACAGCGGATGAATCCGTAGCGCGCAGTGGTGGCAAGCATTTCGCACGGATAAGTGATCAAGAAGCACCCGACCCGGAAGATTCTGACATCCGCAACGTCTCGCATCAGCAGTGGCTAGACCGCGATGTGATTGCTCATTACGACAACGAGCGTGGCGCTACTCGGCAAGTGCGACTCGAAGAAGGCACATTCGAGTTTGCGGGTGATACTCACAATTGTTACCGCTGGACAACGCGAGATGACGAAGATGGCGAATGGACGCTCAGTCGCCGACAAGCGATTCGTGATGGTAAAGAGTACGCGGGAGACATGCACCACGAATCCGAGGAGAAGGACGCTGACGAAGTATGGCAGGAGATGTTCGGCGAGGATGGTCCTTCGCCGCTTGAAATCTGCGGCGCTCTCGATGGAAGCGAATACACATCCAAAGTTGACGACAACGGCAACCTAGAAGTGACGATCACGCATCCGAAGATCGAGGATTGCATCCGCACTTTCTACCGCACAGACGACGGGCGGGTTTATGTCCACAACGATCTGTTCATCGTCAAGGACAAGTACCAGAAAGAGGGTATCGGTGCGACGGTTTTCGCTGCGCAAGCAACCGCGTGCGCCAAGGCGGGCGTTGCGTGGATCGAATGCCACGCAGCGGGACCGCCCGCTAACCCAACGATGAACGGCTACTACACATGGCCGCGATTCGGTTACGATATGTCGCTATCAGAATACAAACCGGAAACGCAGGCGAAATTCAAGAAACTGTTTCCAGACGCCAAGAGTGTACTCGACATCATGGCGACGCCATCGGTTGAACTTTCGCCGGACGATTTCGCGGAAACCAAAGCGAAGCTCGACGCCCTGGATCGCAAGTTGAAAAAAGAACCACAAGAACGGACCACAATTTCGGGAGGTGACTGGTGGAAGGTCAACGGGACGCAAATGCTCAACGCCAAGTTCGATCTGTCGCCGGGAAGCCGGTCGCTGGCGATCCTGAGCGATTACCAAAAGGAACTGCGGGCCAAAAAGGAAAAGGCCATGAAGAAATCGACTTGACTGCTGAACAAGACGATGCTCTCGACGCCGTGTGGGCGAAGCTACGCGACCACGACGCCGAGTGACCTTCCCCTCTACCGCAAGTGTCACTTCTGGCGTACAATGCTAGTGCCCACCCACTGCGCCCTGTTCGGGAGCCGTCTCACCGTGGCTAATGGCGTTCGTAACTCCGTCCCACGCGACCTTGTTCCGGGTTTTGCGGCGACGATCAAGAAAGCGCGCGAGGAACGCGAATGGAGTCAGCGTGATCTGGCCGACAAAGCGAACGTGTCGCTGATGTCCGTGTGGGGCATCGAAGCGGAAGTTCGCTCGCCGTCGCTGCGAGTGGCGGCGAAGATCGCGGAAGCACTCAAGCTCAAAATTTCACTTCTGGATGTGGCGAAATGCTTGCGGGAACCACTGCCCGCACCGCAGCAGCGCGTCGTCAAATCTCGAAAGTCCTGAACGTTAGGAATGAAAAGTTCACCGCAGCAGGCTCACTGCGGAAACTCTGTTGACAGAGTGTACCGAGTGGCGTACTATTCCGAGCGAGACTTTATTTCCCCTAACGAGAGATATCGCCTTGAATCTCTACCCACACGACACGCCCACCGTGTTTTACGACCTCACTCCCGATACCGCGCCTGCTGCCATTTGGCAGGCGCAAGTGGACGCCGTGCGTGAGGCTCACTCCCTGCTCGGCACGCTCGATATCGCGACTCTCTCGCGGCGCTGCGATCTTCCGCACTGGAACATCACTCGCGCCCTGGCCGAACTCAAACTAATCAAATCCAAGTCGCTCCCAACGCAAACAACGCTGATGCGGAAAGGCCGCAAGCGTTCCGAGCGCGTGCTGGCGTACCTCACGAAACTCAACCGGCTGGCGACTGTGCAGCAGATCGCGAAGGCGCTCAACATGAGTCGCCCACACGTGCGGCAATGCCTGATCTACGACGGTGCGCCATTCCAGCCGCACCGCTTACCCAAGAAAAACGGCAGGACTCGCGTGGGATGGCAGTTGCGCGGTTGGTCGCCGAAGTCAGCGGGCAAACTTCAGGCAGCGGCAGCGAGTTGAACTTTCTTTTCCTAACGGAAGCGAGAGCGGCCCATGTTCATGATTCCGGTCGAATCCATTGGACACACGCGAGATTTACTCGTGGTGATCCTCGACGACACGAGTCTTGCCCGGATGGCGAAGGCCGATCCGGCGGAAATCATTCTTCAAGAGTGCGGTAAAACGCTCGTCAATCCGCGCATCTTGCTCTGTCACGAAAATCCCTCGCATGAACTGCGGGCGATTCTTTCGACTCGCGATCCGAAAATCATCGAGGAGCATTTGCGGCGTGGTTTTGAGTTTCGCCCGGATTTGGGCGACCACGACAACGGCCCGCAAATGTTCGACTCTAGCGGAGCTAAATAATGCGATGGCTTCAGATGTTTCTGTTCGTTTTGATGTTGCCGTTTTATCCGGTCTTCTATCTCATGTGTCGGATGAGCGCGAAACCATGCCCGAAATGCGGCGAGGACTGGTACACCGAACTCATCGGCGAGTGGGATGGCGAAGACTGGAAGTGCCACCGATGCAGAAATGTTTGGACTGAACCGTACTGCAAGTAGCTTTCCATCCCCTAACGGAGATGTGGTCATCCCTGTGCAACGGGCTTGTAGTTGCAACTTCACGCCGGATGCGGCCGTGAAGTCGCTGTTCAGCGTTATCATCCCTGTGCAGCGGGTTTGTAGTTGCAATGCAAGAAGACGGCGCATGATGGCAAATAGGCCGGTGATTGTTAACCCTGTGCAGCGGGTTAGTAGCTGTAACATGTGGCGAACGAGACGGCATCCGTTAGCCTTGTGCAACAGGTTCTTAGTTGCAACGCGACGGCTTCCTTTGCAGCGTAGAGTCGTTATCCCTGTGCGACGGGTTTGTAGTTGCCACCTGCACGCGAAAGTGGAGTAGCACTTGCGATCTTGTCGTGTTGTCACCCCTGTGCAGCGGGTTTGTAGCTGCAACGTATAAGGTGTCCCGCGTTACGTTCTCCGTAGTGGTCTGTTGTTGTCCCTGTGCAGCGGGTTTGTAGTTGCAACCGTCACAGAGCCAACATTGATCGCCCTCGCTAATGGTTATCAACCCTATGCAGCGGGTTAGTAGCTGCAACGTACCGCAAATCTCACAAGAGGTAATCTCTCATGGCATTTGGTCACGCTTCACTTCCGACTCGCAAATACTCCTACGGTGTCTGCGAGTTCATTCCGCGCAAGTACATTGCTCCTGCGCCCGATTCCACTCCTGCCGTTCCTGCTGCATCCCCTTCACGCGTTCCACGCCAGCGGTTCGAGGGGCACGATCTTGCCATTGAGCAAATGCGTCTTGCGCATGTCTTCCAGAACAAGCTTGTCAAGCTAGAGCGTACGCGGCGGCACTTGATCGAGCAGGCGATTCTCGCTCACGATTCTGCTTACGTGCAAGCTCTCGCGGATGCCGAGCACGAGCAAGCGGTTCTTAATCTCTTGCGCCACCAATTGCGTCGAGCGAACATCCACAACCGAGCGATTGTTTCGGAAGAATCGCTTGCCATTCGCGCTCGCAATCAGGAGCCGGTCGCGAAAGCGGCGTGGGATACTTGCTATCAAGCTCGCCGTGTCGCGTTCACGAATGCTGCTGTTAAATCGGCAATCGCTACCATTGACTCGCAAAGCGAAGCTGACAAAGCGGCGGCTCGCACTGAGGCAGTGCAGCACGGGCTGGCGTGGCCGACTTCGTTGCAGGTGATGGGACGTGTCAAGAAGACGGGCGAGATGCCGCAGTTTCGTAATCTTCCGGATGACGAGCCTATCGAACTGAATCTTGAAAACACAATTTCAGTTCAGTTTCAGCGGAAGCCGGATAAGTTGTCACCCAAACAGCCGGTCCTCGACTCGAAAGGCAATCCGCGCATTCACCCGCGCAGCAAGCGGCCCATGATGGCACATGCGAGCGGATCTTCGCTCGATACGGCCAATATCTTCCAGCCAAATACGATGTGCTGGATTGAACGCACGGCTGACCGCAAGTTGGTCTACGTTCACTTCCGAGTCGGTTCTACCGACAAGGGTAAACCCGTTTGGGCCAAGCTGCCCACCGTGTTGCACCGACCGCTCGCAGAAGGGCAAGTAAAGTGGGTGCATCTCTCGCGGCGCCGGATCGGTTCGCGGTTCAAGTGGGATGTGATGTTTGACATTGCTCGGACGGAAGAATGGGATACGCACCCGGCCGGTGAAGAGCGAGCCAAGTCTGGCGTCGTGGCGGTCGCGCTCGGCTGGCGTGTGATCGACGGATTAGTTCGTGCCGGTGAATGGGTCGGTGATGACGGTGTGCAGGGCGCTATTCGTATTGCTGACGATCTAGTATCGCAGTGGCGATATCTCGAATCGCTGCAATCCATTCGCGACCGTGAATTCGAGCGTTGGAAGGCGGGCGTCCTCAACTTCGTGCAATCCCAAGTGTCTCTCTCGCCGGAGTGGCAGGCTCGCACGGCTAATCTTGCACGCTGGCGTTCACCGCGCCGACTGGTGGCTCTCGTGTTGTGGTGGCGGTCGAATCGAATCGACGGCGACAAGGATGCGTTTTTGGCTGCGGAAGGTGAATTGATCTGTCGCCCTGGTCAGCGGAACTTTTACAGTGGCGGTCGCAAGCAAGACAAACATCTGGCAGACGAGCAAGCTCACTTGCGTTCCCGGCTGATTTCCTACCGCAAGCACCTGTATCAACAACTGGCGATTGACTTGTCGTACCAGTACAAGCAAGTGATTATCGAAGAAATCGACTGGCACAAGATCGCCGAGAACCCGGAAGTGGAAGACGCGGACGAGAAGGTGAACAAAACTTATCGGGCCATCTCAGCGTGCGCGTCGCTGCGGAATTGTTTGACGCAGTACATGGAAGAAGTACAAGTTTCAGCGGTGCACATTATCGACACGTGCCACCGCTGCGGTATTCGGGTAAAACATCCGAACGCGGGTCGGTGGATTCGGTGCGAGCGGTGTCGTGGTGGATCAGTGGACCGTGCAGAAAATGCCGCCCGCAACATGCTTTTGCGGGCTAATGCGATTGTTTCGACAATTTGAACCGCTCGCGTATTGTAAAGCTTTGTGGATAAGTAGTTTAAAACTACTCGATATGATCTTTGATAATCAGGTGATTCAAGCATTACGCGACCGCTCGCGGTATGTGAATGAAATGCTTGTAGTGTTGTTGTTTATGTTGAAAGATGTCATCGTCCTTGTGCAACGGGTTTGTAGTTGCAACCCACACGGCCCGAGGAAGGCTCACGGCACCGCCGGACGTCGGCACCGATGTCATCGTCCTTGTGCAACGGGTTTGTAGTTGCAACGCGCCTAAAGCGCGCACATCCGCTACAGACGTGCGCTGGCTGTCATCGTCCTTGTGCAACGGGTTTGTAGTTGCAACGGGTGCGGGAGCGCCGGTACGCCCGTATCGAGCGGCGTCATCGTCCTTGTGCAACGGGTTTGTAGTTGCAACCCGGCCGTATGTGGGCGTGGGCGCAGCCCGACAGCAACGTCATCGTCCTTGTGCAACGGGTTTGTAGTTGCAACTTGCTTTCCTCGATCTCGCCTTCCGACGCAACTGCTTCGTCATCGTCCTTGTGCAACGGGTTTGTAGTTGCAACTCTCCCCTCAGAAATGTCCGCCGCGGACGAAAAGCCGTCATCGTCCTTGTGCAACGGGTTTGTAGTTGCAACTCTTCGAGGAAGAACGGAATGTTAAAGTGAGCGCGGTGTCATCGTCCTTGTGCAACGGGTTTGTAGTTGCAACGACGGCTGCTGACTGAGCACGGTGCCGGTCGCTGCGCCGTCATCGTCCTTGTGCAACGGGTTTGTAGTTGCAACCACATCATCGACGGCAAGCCGCAGTTCTCGCGGCTAGTGTCATCGTCCTTGTGCAACGGGTTTGTAGTTGCAACCCATCTCAGTGAGGATGTCGCCGAGCAAGAGCGATCGTCGTCGTCCTTGTGCAACGGGTTTGTAGTTGCAACAACACCTTGTTTTCGCTGATGCCGAGTATTTTTGCGGTCATCGTCCTTGTGCAACGGGTTTGTAGTTGCAACCACGCCATCGACCACAAATCGGACATGTTCCGTTATGGTCGTCGTCCTTGTGCAACGGGTTTGTAGTTGCAACGCGAATCATGTCGTACACACCGCGCCCGACGCCCGTGGTCATCGTCCTTGTGCAACGGGTTTGTAGTTGCAACTTGTCTGAAGTCGTGGAGTGGGTTTCCGCCTGCGAGTCATCACCCGTGCAACGGGCTTGTGGTTGCAATGCGGTCGTCCTGTACAACTGATACCGCTACGCCTTAAACTGCCACACTCCCAAGTTGAATCACTCTCTGCGGAGCGGGACGGTGCGCACTCCTGACGATCTGATTCATACAGCCGTTCGCACGGCACATGCTGCCGGACGCGAGCAAGCTCTCGTTACTATTTGTGCCTCGCTCGGTCGCGAACTCGCGTCCCGTCTCTTGCCGTCCTTTACCAAAGCTGTCGATACCGCTCCAGTAATACACGACCCGGACCTTGCGGCCGATCCACACGAAGCGTTGCTTCTCGCACAACTCGACCACCTGATTCACTGTCTCGAATCACACACCAATCCCGATCACGGCTGGCGTGCTCTTCACGCTCTCTGGTATGAACCGGATGCCCTTGCGTCCGTTCTCGCGCCGCACTTTCACAACGACACACACGCACAGAAGGCAGTGGCTTACGCTCTCTTTCTGAAAGCCGCCGAGCGTTCGCCCAAAGGAGGTATCAGTCTCAAGGGCACGTTCTACCCTGGCGGTCAGTGGATCCCTTCCTCGGTGATCGCTACAGCATCACCTGAAGAGAAAACCGAACTCTCGGAACGCTCTTCTGGTGCACGTCCGAATCCACTCAATGCCCGCGAACGCGTTTCCCAAGCGGCTCGCAATCGTCGTGGCACACGCGATGAGGTACGCAAGCGAATTGCCGATATCGGATGGGATATTCTCCGCAAGCCCAATGATCGCACACCAGACAAGTACCGCGACCTTGCGGAAGCTATCCGGCAGGGCGTCAAAGATGGGCATGTTTCACTCCGCGAATTGCGAGAGACGCGACTCAAGCTCGGCGCCTCGTTCGCGGGCGCCCGTCGCAAGGATCTAATGGTAGCCGCTCTGCTCCACTATGCCGAGCAAGCGGGCCGCGAACTTTCTTCTCCTAACGCGCCGGCCGAAACGCACGAGCAAACCCGCGATGAATTTCGTCAACACTTTGCGGGCTTCGTCCCCGATGCGCACAAGGGCGATGAAAAGCTCGCGGCGGTAGTTGGTGCGCAAGCTGACCGCATCCACAAACAGCACGTGGAACGCGCACTCAAAGAGGGACGTGATGTATCCTGGCGGGTGCTCGATGCCTACCCGGACCTCAAGGCGAAGTATAAGACTGGCGAGGAGGAGTCGGCACAGACGCTGAGCGAACAGCAATCATCAGAATCCCCGTCTGAGCAACCTTCTGTGGCTGACATCACTGCAAATCCGGGCGCTGCGTTAGGGAAAGAAACTCCCGCTACGGCTGCGCCTGCCACTTTTTCTCCTAACGTCTCGGCTTCACCGCTCCACGTGCTCGCACAGCATGCTCACGATCCCGCGAAGCTCCAGGCTGAAGCCAAGAAACTTGAGGAACTTGCCAATCGCACGTCTGCACAAGGCGGTTCACTTGCGTTCCACGATGCGATGACGGCCGCTCTGCGTGGCGAGCACGGCCCTGAAGTGCGCGACGCGGTTTCGCGAGCACTCGATGACTGGCATTCGCACGGCGGTAGCACTGCAAAGCGCTACGCTCGCGTTGCGGAGGAAATGGCGAAACTGAGTAAAGCTATCCAGCCGCAAGCGGAATCGTTAGGAGAAGAAAGCTCATCCCCCGCTCAACCCGCCCGCTTTACTGGCAATGTGACGGTATCCAAGTTTGATCCTGGCGCGACAGAGCGATTGCCGGGCGTGCTCTCACGAGTATTCGGCACCGGTGCTACACCGGCTCATGTGGCCGATGCGCTCGGTGCGGAAGACGGTGCGCAAGTCAGAATCGGGCAGGCTCGCACTCTGGAAGATGGTAACGACTATATCGGCGCGACGATCAAAACGCCGGAAGGGATTTCAGCCTCTCGCAGTCTTAACTACGATCCCAAAACGGGTCGCAAGTGGATTGTCAATGATACCATTCATGCCGATTCGCCGGGACAAGGCTACGGAACCGCTCTGTTTGCACGCCAAGCACAGCAAGCCGCTGCGCTGGGAATAAACAGCATTGAAGCCGGGGCGGATCGCGGCGCGAAGAACGGCTACTACACACTGCCGCGATGGGGTTTCGATGGGTCGATTCCTGCCGTTCAACGTGCCAAGTTGCCGCCCGAACTTGCACATGCGAAGACGCTACTGGATTTAATGGAAACGCCAGCGGGGCGAGCATGGTGGAAACAACATGGCGTACCGGTGGATACGCAGTTTGACCTCACACCGGGATCGAGAAGTCAGCAGGCTCTTGCAAAGTATCTGGCTGAAAAGTCAGCGAGTCGCTCTACCGAAATCACTCCACAAGAACCGCTACCATCGCACGAAGAACTCACTCGCCGCATTTCCGAGCGTCGCAAGCAGCGCGATGCTGCTGGTCGCGTGAGTGAGCACGCTCCGCCATCCGAGGAAGAATTTGCTGCCGCGAGCAAGCCAGCACAAGCTACACCGCCCGTAGATTTGCAAGCTACGCCAGAGGTAGCTAAACTGCCTTCGGTGGCCGATGTGGTCGCGGCGCCCGGTGAGCATACCGCTACGCCAACCGGCCAGAAATTTTCTTCTCCTAACGAACCCCCGGCGCCGGCTCACAAGGAACCATCACAATCCGACGAGCAGCACGACTACGCGACCCAATCCGCTCGCTCCATTGTCACTACACCAGACGAATCCGAGCGTGACAAACAGCGTGCTACTCGCGCCGCCCTGCCGGAAGTGCCGCACGCAGATGTCATTCATTCGCATGCGGAATCGGTCGAACGCGAAGCTCGCAAATCCTCTGTGCCGTGGGATGTGTCCGGTGCCGACCGGATTAGTTTGCTCAATGATATTGCTCGCTCTGGTAACTTCAGCAATGCAGGTAATATTGCCGAAGCCATCCGAAACTACGCCAATCGACCGGGGCACTTGGAACGCAAGGTCGGGCAAACGGTGGAGTCACTGGCCAAGCACATCATTAGTCGCATGACGCCTGCTCAGAAAGCGAACCTCGCGAACGAGTACCGCGTGCAGAATAAGCACAATCCCGACACGGCGCCGGTGATGCGAGAACTGCTCGCTCAACATGAGCCGGCAGAACACGCACGCGCTCGCGAAGAAGCGGTGCGGCGACTGGCGAATATGAATCTGACAGACGAGCAGCGGAAGCAATTCGCGGAGCGAATCCGAGGCGTGAAGGGCGATAACGAAGAGGCGGTCGTTGATGCGACCTATGGTGTGCTAGGCGAGGCTCAGAAAAGTGCGCGGGCATGACTTCGAGCCGCTGAACGAGGATCATTCCTGGCGCGGCGGCAAGAAGCATCCGAAGAATGTGCAAGAAGAGTTGTTCTAGCGAGCGGAGTTAGTACGACTCTGCAAGCCATGCTCCTGCGCTCTTATCCCATCGCCAGTACATCCGCCGGTTGCCGCAATCACAGCGTCGCGAGCGACCGTCCCACGACTTGCACTCGTGGCAGTCGCCGCGAACGCCATCCTCAACTTGCTGACGCAAGCTCGGCATCGCGGAGAGCGTCGTGATAGTCATCGTCGTTTATCGTTCCCTCACTCGTTGAACACGGGTGTCTCGCGCCAGTGAGTCGGCAAGTTCTCGAACTCAGTATACATCTTCCAGATTTGCTCAGGTGGCACGCCATGCACATTGCGAGCAATCGCGATCTTCGGATTGCACACCATGCGGATGATCTTCACCTCAAAGCCATACGCTTCCGCGAGTCGCACGTAGGGTGCGACCTCCCACACGCGAATGTTTGTGTTGGACACGGCAATGTCTCGCGGCGATCCCGCGAAGAACTTCTGGTTGACGATTTCATGCACGAATGCCTTCAGGCATGAATCGTGTGCCAGCTTGATGTTCTCCGGCTTGAACTTGTACAGGCCGTCGAGCGGATCGAGATGGTAGGTATCAGCACTGGCAACTTCTGTCAGCGGGTGTGCATTCCGCTGCAGCCAAGTGCTTTTACCACTACCTGGGATTCCGCGCATCACGTAGGCAATCGGCATAGTTCTGCTCCGTTCACGTTAGAGAAAAAGAATCGCGGGCCGACTTGCTTTGCCGCCCGCGATCACTCAACTCATTCTTCGCGAGGGTTAATCGTCTGCCACGGCCCGCGATCCTGGCTGTTCTCGAACTTCAATGCGGCGAACTCTTCGAACGTCCACTCTTTCTCCGGCTTCGCGGCTTCCGCACAGTTCAGCACGCGACCGCCCTCGAAGTCGCTACGCGAGAACATCAGCACTTTCTGCTGCTCCGACTCGACCAGTAGGAGCGGGTATTCGTTGTCGCAGATGTCAGTGCTGATGCCGAAGCCGGTCAAGTTATTCACACCGCTCGCACCGATCATCTGACAGAAGATGATACGGGCAAGATACGGTGGGTCACTCCACCTGCCTTTGCCGCGCGCCAGTGCCTCTGCCAACTTCTCCGGTACGCTGTAGCCGCTCCAGTGCGTGTAGAATACCACGCAGGCGCCCGGTTCGTTGAACTTGCTGCCGTTGGTGCGGACAACGATATTCGCTCGGTCTCCCACTTTTTTCTCCTAACGGAACCTCGGAACAAGCGGGTAGCCCCACACTACCCGCACTCGACTTACTTGCCGCGCATCTGCGCGTCTGTCTTGTTCAACCGTGCCATCTCCGCATGCGTCCAGTCTTGCACGCCAGTTACGCTCAATGCGGGTATCCGATGCGAACCGGGCAGCGGTGTCACCTCGTCGTCGCTACTGTACTTGCCATCTGCGAGGAATGTGTAGAGGTTGTTGATCGCTCGGATTTCGTGTGCACCCGGCTTTAGCTTCAAGTACATCAACCCAATTTCATCGATCACGCCGTGGTAATAAAACGTTGGTGTTTCGATGAACACAATCTGTTCAACCTGCAAGCCCCACATCGGTTGCTCCTCTAGTTCTTGGTATTTGTCTTTGAAAGCCATCCACGCCGTTTCGTCGCCTAGCAGGACTTGATTCCAAATGGCATTCAGTTCGACATTTTGAAAAATGCCACAGTAACCATCCACCCGTGCCCATGTCCATGCCCCTGCCCGTGCCCGTGCCCATGCCCATGCCCCTGCCCGTGCCCGTGCCCATGCCCGTGCCCCTGCCCCTGCCCCTGCCCGGGCCCGTGCCCCTGCCCGTGCCCCTGCCCGGGCCCGTGCCCCTGCCCGTGCCCATGCCCCTGCCCGTGCCCATGCCCCTGCCCCTGCCCGTGCCCATGCCCCTGCCCCTGCCCCTGCCCATGCCCGGTCTATCATTTCATTCGTTCGGTATGCGATCATCGCTGCGCCCTCTGCAATGCGTCCATCGCTTCGCGTTCACTGGTGTACGCTCGTGTGCCCATCATCGGGCAACCCTCGCTGCCCGTCAGGCTGGCGAATACAGACGGCTCCAAGTAGTGCTCGGCAATTTCTTTGTCGCCATCGTATGTTACGCCCTCGTCGCCGGGCTTGCGGACGTACCACATCCAGCGATCCGGCAGAATCTTCAGTGGCTTGTTCATGGCTAGTTCACTCGCATGTCGTTGGGTTGGTGCTTCTCGAATCCCATCAGCTTCATCTTGAGCCGCAGCACGCTCCATACGAGTCGCGCTGTCTCCACGTCGAGGAGCCGTACACGGAACGGATCGCCGGGAATACCGTGCAAGCTGACCGTATGGCCTTTCGGACCAGCCGCGTAGGTGATTGCGGCGAACTTGCCAGCGTCGTTGCGGTATAGTTCGGTCGCTTCAGTGACAGGGGCCATGTGATACGCTCCTCTTGGCGTTAGGGAAAGAAAGTTACTTGTCTTCAGCTTTGGCGATGGCTTTGTCCAAGTCAGCAACCATCTGCGGCCAGTTCCACTCGCCGAGTTTTGGTGCGGGCTGCAAAGCCAACACTTCGCGCAGGTTCTTGCACGCAGCGAGCAGCCCATCTTTCGCCGCTCGCTCCTTTGCGAGTGCTGTCTGCAACTCGCTGATTTCCTCATTCAGAATCTCGCGTTCCTCTTCGTGTGAGCAGCGCTCTCGCTTGGCGTCTTCGGCCGCTCGGCGAGTATCACGCTCGGCACGCTCTGCTGACTCTTTCGCCCGCTCGGCATCGTACTCGGCGTCTTCAATGGCGCGAGCGGTTCGTTCCCACTCGCGGCGCTCAGCATAGTCCATCGAGTACCAGTTAGACGGCTTCGGCGGCATGACTCTTTTCTCCTAACGAGAGATTGGAAACACGCTCCTAGTATACACCACTCGGTACACCAGGAGCAAGAGAGAATTACTCACGCGGTTCGCTGACTAATGCGACTTCGAGACTAACCAAACCGGCGTCCACGGCGACCGCCAGCGGGACCGCAAGCAACATGCCGCTACCGGTCAGAATCGCGATGCTCGTGGCACAGTGGTAGACGCTCAAGAACAGCAGAGCCACGCCGCTACCGCCTGCGAAGTAGCTCACTGTCTTCTGCCCATCGCGGTACTTCTCGCTCGCGACCTTCGCGAGTACCAGCACGATCACCGGAATACTCAAACCCATCAGCCAGCCGGCGAACGCCAGCGGTGCGTGTTGCGCGTTCGCATAGCCGTTGAGCAGTGCCGACAGTATCAGCGTAAACGACACCCCGAAAATAGCCCATCGCTGCGTTGCGCGGTTCGCTTTCGCTGCGGGCGGTACTGTCGCGGGCTTGACTTTGGGTTTCCGCTTCGCGGGCTTTGGCTTGGCGGTCGCGACCGCTTCATAGCCGGGCATCGCGTCAGCGGACAGAAGTGGATTCGCAGACATGGAACTCGCTCCTCTTGGCGTTCAGGGTTGGGAATCAGATTGCAACCGAACTACTTGATTTTCGGCAACTTCTCGTAGGCTTGGTGAATCTCGCGGGAACCGTCGTCGGCAACGAGGTTGTTGATGTCCACGTCGCGTTCGGTGCCGACTGCGAAACCGCCACTGAATCCCGGCAGATGTTCGCCGTAGCGGACTTTGACGAACCGGAATTCGCCTTTCAATTTCTTGCCGAACTTGAAGCAGTGCTTTTGCACCGGATAACGGCCGATCAGTTCGACTGACTGCCGCGTGATGGGGTCGTAGATCACGATTCTTTTCTCCTAACGAGGTTTCGGTTTCGGAGCTACTTCGGGTCGCCAGTGACCGCAGCGAGGGCATTTGCGCGGCCACTTGGAACGTTTGCCAGTCCAGCCGCATTTGCCACAACGATGCGGATACTTCGGACGCCAGACACGGCCCATGTGATTAATCCAGAATAGGCAGCCCGCAAAACGTGTTGCCGTCCGGCGAGTCGCCAGATTCCAAAGCAACGCAACACCAGAGATACCGGGCGAGCGCGTGCGCCGATAGTTCAAACCGGCCGCACGGCGAATTATCCGAGTCCGTCAAGTTGTAGAGCCGACATTCGAGCGTGTGCAAGAACTGGAAGAGATTGAAATGCTTTTCGCCCTCTTCTATGACAATGTGGTCCTTAACCTCTTCGCGAGCCATGTGCATCGCTCGCAGGTGCAGGTTGACGGGAAGCACTTTCTTCTCCTAACGAAGTTTCGGTTGCCTGCTTGTTAGTCTTGCATACTCGCGTTCGACCGCTCGCTTGGCGGCGCGAAGGGTGCGAGTATGACCCTTCGCATCTTGGTGACCGCCACCACTGAGGGTGACACCCCATCCGTAACCATTAGCTTTGACGTTGCCGAGTCCGCCGCAGTACGGCTCTAACCCAACATAGCCGACTCGTTTGGTGCCAAGCCAGTAGCCATGACAACGGTAGCCGTGTTCCCAATGTGGTTCGTTCATCACATCAGGTCGTAGTATTCGACTTGCCGCGCCTCCGCGAAGTACAGAGCGCGGCCCATTCTCTGCATGACAATCTGAAGCCAGCGTGTCATTTCCGCAGGCTTACTTTCATCGAGCGTCACCGGGATGGTGTGCGATTTGGTTTTCCCGACACGGAAGTTCATGCGCCCGTTGCTGTAGATTTGCCGTTTGGTCTTCACGTCGCGCACAACGTGAACAGTCTTGAAAGGCATTGCTCGCTCCTCTTGGCGGTTCACTGCACTCACCACACAACCTAGTATACACCACTCGGTACACTTTCTTGCACACAATTCTGAAAATATTTTCTTCCGCATTCGCCTAAATCACTACGTCGCTACGCCTTGCCACTCCAAACTTTCATCCATACGCGGAGATTCTGCCTTGCGCTGGCTGGACACTCTTACCGAGAAGCAACCGAACTCGCTCTATGGCGTGAGCGTGCTCAAGGACACGCACGCTTCGCTCGCGGCACCTGTGAGTGCGTTCAAGCCGACCGTCGATCAATCCAACTGCTCTGTGACCGCTGTGCTCACAACGCGCACCGCTGACCGACAGGGCGACATTATCGACCCGGCGGGCGGTGACTTTGACGAGCATCGCACCAACCCGGTGGTGATGTTCCACCACGGTAAGACCCATAAGCTGCCTATTGGTAAGGCTGAAGATGCCAACGGCAATTACACCGTGCGTCTCGTAAAAGCGCGCGACGGCGAAGTGCTGCTCGGCACGACGCACTTTTCACAATCTAATCGCTTTGCGCAAGACGTGTTCGGGCTTGTCGCCGAGGACATTCTGCGGGGCGTGAGCATCGGTTTTGATCCCATCGACGGCGAGGATTCATTCGAGTCGCTTGGGCCGTCGCCGGTTCTCGAACGCGATGCAATGCACTTCAAAGCGTGGAAACTGCTCGAATACTCGCACACGCCTATCGGAGTGAATCGCGACGCTCTCACTGTCGCGGTGCAGAAAGCACTCGAAGGATCTCGCAAGCTCGATCCGCGTCTGCTCGAAATTCTCAAACCGCTGACGACGCCACGCAAGACGACAGTTACCGTCTCCGCAGAACCCAAAACCAATCCGAACGCCATGAGCGCGACCGTCGAAAAAGCGGCTGGTTGCGCGGGCATGCCGAAGAAACAGAAAATCGCCATTGAACTGAACAAGCTACGCAAAAAAGGTAAGCGCGTCCCGCCACCGCCAAAGGAGCGCAAGGCAATGGATGACGACGAAGAGCGCGACGACGAAGAGATGGATGGCGAGCCTGAAGGCGGTTCCACCACGGTCGCGAGCGACGACGAATACGAGCCGAACGTTGACGACCCGTCGCAAGATCCGAATCTCCCGGACCATGCTGGTTACGGCGAAGAAGAGGAGATGCCGCACACGGTCAAAACGCTCAACGACGGTGCGCAGGGCTTGCTCGACATGGCGGCGATGCTCGAAGAGAACATGAAGAAATCGGAGCACATGGGCGGACGCAAATACTGCGGTAAGCTCTGTGCCGATCTCCGCAAAACCGCCGCTGAAATGTCTGCGAAAGCGGACGCGATTCACAACGAAATCAAGGGCGTTGAACCGCCCAATCCGGAAGACGCCGAGGACGCGGACCAGGACGGCGATACTCAGGATGCGGCCGAGGAAGAATCGGCAGGCGAAGAGCCAGAGATGCCGGAGACGGACGAAGAAGGTGCGATGCTCAAGAAGGGCTATACGCCGCGCCGCTGGACGTTCCATGATGTTGCCGCCTCGGCTGTCGCTGCGGCTCCCGTTGAGCCGGCGAACAAGAAGTCGCTCGAAAAACTGAAGAACGAAAACACCCTTTTGCGGCGTGAACTCAAGAGTCTGCTCGACGACCTCGAAGCGGGCGCTGCTCGCCGCTAAGGCTTACGAACTTTCTTTCCCTAACGAATTTTTCTGGTCCTGCTTGGGAGTGCTACGGAATGGCGGATACAACGAAAGACCTGCTCCGGCGCTCGCAGGCGGTCAAATCGCCGCGCAATGCTGAAGAGGTGGCACCGTCGCGTAATCCCAACCCGGTTCCCGCTATTCGCAAGGGCGAAGACGCGACCACCGGCCGACCGTTCTCGATGCTCCGTCTCTTTGGCGTGATGGGCGGACAGATTCACAAGGATAACGCCAAAGTCGAAATGGATCTCATCACCGGCTTCCGCAAGGCGATGGAAGACACCGGCACGATGATCCAGGGCGGCAGTCGCCAGTCGGCTTACCTCATCGGCGCGCGGTCTTTCCTGCCAGATGATCTCGCGTACCACAAGGCCACGAAAGAACTCTTCGACGGCTGTGCCGGCTTCCAGAAAGCGGTCGATCCTGACGAGATGCTCTGGACCGCTCGGCAGATGGACGCCGCGCTCATCCAGAAGGGTTACGAACCACGTTTCCAGAAAACAGCAATGAGCTACCTCACCGATACCATCGGCGGTTCGCTCGTGGCGCCGCCGGAGATGGGTGAAATCATCCCACTCATGCGTAACCAGTCGGCGGTAGACCGTGCGGGTGCTCGCAGTGTGCCGCTACCGCCGCAAGGGAAGTGGGTTGCTCCGCGTGTGACCGGGCCGACAACCGGCTACTGGATCGGTGAAAACACCGCGATCACCGAATCGAACCCGATGACCGGGCAAGTGGAGATGATGGCGAAGAAGTTGGGCGTACTTGTCCGCGTGCCGAACGAACTTTTCAAGTACGCCAACGCCTCAGCCGACGCGATGCTCCGCACGGATATTGCCAAGACCCTCGCCCTCGGTTTCGACTACGCCTGCCTCTACGGCACCTCCGGGGCGCAGCCGAAAGGCTTGATCTACTACGATTCAACAAACGAAGTGCTGACCTACACCGCGAGCGTGACCGGTTCCGCAGGCGACACACTGCAACCGCAAGACGGCTACAAGATGTCCGCTGCCATCGAGGATCGTAACTTCGACCTCGCGAACTGGAAGTGGATCATGCGGCCGAAGTTCTGGGGCACCATCGCATCCTTCCGGGCATCCAGCGGTGCGGTGACGACCGCTGATCAATTCGGACTGTTCGTGCAAGACCTGACCCGCAAGCTCGGCGACGGCGCGGCGCCCAACTGGTGCGGTTACCCGGTCGTGCGATCCTCGCAACTGCCGAACAACTTGGTCAAGGGCGGTAGCGGTGCGACGCTGACCGAGATTTGGGGCGGCTGCTGGAACGAATTTTTGATGGGCCTCTACGGCGCTGTGGAATTCGCAACAGCCGTGCAGGGCGACACGACGTTCGCGGCGGATCAGACGCTCATACGAGGGATACTGCATGCAGATGCGACACCCAGGTATCCCGGCGCGTTCTCCAGATGCACGTCGCTGGTTTTCTAATGGCGTCGTAGTGGCACTTTAGTCAATCCAGACGAACGGTTCGTACTTGATGGGGTCGGCTTTGCGACGGCCCTTTCCGACTGGCTGAGACAGGGCTTTCTCTGGCGTCCATCCGAGAAGTTCGATTCGCGAAATGATAGCTTTACGACAGATGCCAGTTTCGCGAGTCCATTGGGCAACAGTTTGTGTTCGGCCGAATGCGGTGATGAATCTGTTGGTTCGAGTGTTGTTAGCTTGAACCTCTTTGGTTGCCCAGCGAACATTGCCCGGCTCGTAGCCTTTTTCACTCTTGATACGGTCGAGCGAGTATTTCTGGCCGTCTGTTGGGATTGCTCCGATGTGGGCAAGGAACGCCTCGAATGAGTCAATCCATTCTTGGCAAACGGTGACTCCGCGACCGCCGTATCTGGGATAGCATTTGTTCTTCTTGTTAAGACAGCGGGCTTTCATGCCGTTCCAGATTGCGTATTCGCGGGTTGTAGACTTGCCGTGGGTTTTGTTGAATGCGCCGAGTCTCGCTCGACCATAACATCCGCATGTTTGAGTGCGACCGCTGCGAAGTGGGAACAAAGGAGTAGCGAGAGTTTTCCCGCACTCACATTGGCAGAGCCAGACGGCATGACCGCCCGGTCCTTGGTGACTGCGACGCAGAACCGTGAGGCGACCAAAAACCTGACCGACGATCTGTTCGTCAGTTTCGAGAGCCTTCATTGGGAACCCATTGGTGGTTAATTGAACCGGGCGAATCGTGATTGTATCGCAGTGTCGCAGAAAACACAATATTTGTTCTAAGGGTCAAACGAAATGGCTAACACATTCCTAGACATCGGAAGTAACGCTCTCGTTGGCGAGTCGTTCACGCCTGCCGCGTTGACCACGACCACCAACGGAACCGGCATCGATCTGTCTGACAGCAATGCGAACATGGCGTCTGCTCTTCTCAACGTGGGCGCCGTCAGCGGTACGCAAGGCACGCTCAACGTGAAGATTCAGGAGTCTACCGACAATACCACCTTTGTGGACATCACGGGCGCTACCTTTGCACAACAGACGACCTCCGGCACAGCAGGCTCGCTCGGCTCCGCGAACGGTTCGCAGATCATCAGTTTCCAGCGGAACAAGCGGTATGTGCGGGCCTACGCCACAATGGCGGGCACATTCACGAACTTCCTGTTTGGCGTGACGATCTTCTCGCAGATGAACGCGATGCCGCTGGCGAACGGCGGGTGGATCAACGAATCTGGCGGAAGCTGATCGCGGTTCGTCCTTGCTGACTCGTACACCGGACGGTACATTACGATGTACTGTCCGGTGTGTCATTTTGGAGGCCCGCATGGACGCAACTCGTCTTCGCCCTCTGATTGAGGACGCCATCGAGTCGCAACGTCAGCTTGACGTGGCAATAGCGGCTCAGCAAGAGGCTGAGAAATCCGTCGAGCGCGCTCGCGAGCGGCAGCGCACTCACGTCGCCAAGCTCAAGGACGTGATTGGCCGTACATTCGTCATTTACGGCAGCAAGGTACTCTACGTCAGCACTTCCGAAATTCGTCTGTGCTCCGATGAACTCGTTAACGTGCCTGTGGCCGGGCCGTTGCCGCCGCCGATCCCGGAAGTGGTTGCGCCTCCCGCTGCCGAAGTCATCGCTATCAAGCCATTAGAAGAAAAGCGCACGACAGGGCCGGGTATTCCACTGTCGGGCGGGAAGGTACCGCCGGTCGCTGCGAAGAAGTGACCTTTTCTCCCTAACGGAACTTCTGTTATGTCGCGCCGATTTGTCACTGTTCGCATTGATCCGTCGATCATTGCTGACTTGTGCTCGCCATCCTTCCCGGGCACTTACATCCGCACCGACTACGGACTACCCGAAGGCGCGAAACTCATCGGTGCGGGCTATGATTGCGACCGCATGGTGTTTTTCCTCTGCTTCGAGCACCCTTCGTTTCCGGAAGTGCCCAACAACGAGTACGCTCCGCTATTCGACCAGATCGGAACCACGGCCATTCAGATTCCAGAGAAGATTGACAGTGCAACGCTCGCGATATTGGAGAGGGCGACTTCTCAGCAAATCGCTGCTGCGCGTGTAGCACAATCCACCGAACCACAGTTCGCCCGCGACGGTTTCCGTGTGCTGCCGGTCAAGCCGAACGACGGCGAGCAGCCGCACATTGTGGGTTGATCGTCTTCTCTTCACGTTAGGAGAAAAAAATCGTGCCCACCGCGCCGCCTACTGAGACGCCTACTGTTGCTGGTGTTCCCGGCTGGTTCACATACAGCGACCTCTATAACCGCATTGTGGATGATGCGCCGCCAAACTCCTGGCTGGTCGAGGTGGGAGTCTTCCACGCTCTTTCTCTTCGGCATCTCACACACGCGGCGAAAGCGGCCGACAAGAACCTCACCGTTGTTGGCGTGGATCACTTTCGCGGTTCGCCGGAGCATCGCGATCATGTCGCGTCGCTTCCGCACGGCAACCTCGCAGGCGCCGCGCTCGCGACGCTTATCACAGCCGGCGTGGCGGATGATTGTACGCTCATCTGCGCGCCCTCGGTAATAGCGGCGAAGTTTGTGCCTGATGGTTCGTGCTACATGGTGTTCCTCGATGGCGATCACTCGCACGACGCGGTGAAAGCGGATATTCGCGCGTGGCTGCCGAAAGTCGCGGTCGGCGGATACCTCTGCGGACATGACTACTTCACGTTTCCTGGCGTACGTACGGCGGTGCATGAGGCGTTCGGGCACAAGGACTGGATGTGCCGCGATTCCGAATCGTGCTGGCAAGTGCAATTATGAAACGTTCTTACTGCCCGGAACTCGACGACCCGTTCCAGGTGTTTGACTTGGAGTACGGCGGCTTTTTCGCGGCGCGAACACGATACAGCATCGGCATTCTGTTCGATACACGCGAGAAAGCAGAGACGCATTGCGACCACATGAACGCTTTCACTGACTTGCACCGGCGCAAGGACGAAGCGTTGGATTGGGCGCTCGAAAACGAAGGGCGGAAGGTGACCTGCGAGGAGATCGAGGTTGCACTTCGCTCGCCTGATTGTGTGGGGCTGCTTGCATTCGAGCAGCGGATGGGCGACTCGCCGGTCGTTGTAGGCTGACTTTCTTTTCCCCTAACGAGGACTACTGTGCCGCCGATCACAGAATACTCTGAAGAGCGATACGAATTCGGCTGCGTCGATCCCGGCAATCCCGCGCCGGGTGTAATGCAGGTGTACTACGAGGATGGCATTCCAAGCATGGTGGATTTTTTATGTCCCTGCGGATGCGGAAGCACTTGCCCGATACACTTGCAGCATCCGAACTACTCTGGTACGGGCGGATGCCCGCGTTGGGCTTACAGTGCCGGGCCAACGCTCACGCCTTCGATTCGCTTTTTGAGTGGCTGCAAAGCTCATTTCAACATCACGAACGGCAAAGTGCTGATCCACGCTGACAGTGGCAAGTAGCCGCGAACTTTTCTTCTTGTCAGTCCTGTGCAGCGGATTTGTAGTTGCAACCCTAACGTCCTCCCCGGATGCCTCCCTCATGTCGTTCCGTGACCTGCCTGAGAAAGTCAACATCCTCATCGCTCGCCTGTCCTACAACGGCTACGAGCGCGTTGAAATCGCGAATTGGCTCTGCCAGACGGTACTCGCTCTCGACGGCAAGCATCCGCGTGTCGGCAATGTGGCGCACAAGATCGTGATGGGCTATCCGACGCCGCGTGTCCGCAATCAAGTGATCGCACTCGGACTCAAACGCGGTTTCCACTTCGCGGTGATGATCGACGACGACATTATTCCCGACGTGCATTCCCGCGACCGCGCAGTGTCCTACGGCAGTCAGTCCGAGGATACCACTCGCGCGCCAGTGATGACCGACCCGCTGCCGATCATGCGTGACCAGTGCAATTTCTTTCCCGCCGCGCTCGATTTCGCACTCGAACACCCTGGTCCGTGCGTGATCGGCGCACCCTACTGCGCGGGACCGCCGGAGGAGCGCGTGTTGGTGTCTCGATTCCGCGAAAGACAATCCGATGATCCGAACGCCATCGCAGGTGGCTTGCAACTGGAGTGCTTCACCCGCGATGAGTCGGCTTTGCGTACCGGGATTGAAATGGTTTCCTCGCTTCCCACTGGACTCATCCTGATCGACTTGCGGGTGTGCGATGTGCTGTCAGCGCCGTGGTTTTCCTACGAGTACCAAGACGACACCGAGACGGAACTTGCCAGTACGGAAGACACGGTGTTCAGCCGCAACGCGATGTTCCTCGGTGTGCCGCAGTATTGCACTTGGCAAAGTTTTGCAGCCCATGCCAAGACCAAAATCGTCGGGCGCCCGCGCAAGCTGCCGAGTTCTGCGATTCCGCCGCAAGTCGAGAAAGCCATGCGGGAGCAGATCGCCCGCGAGCAGCGTGCCGCACGCCCGGCCGACAAACCCAACGAGCGAGCGTTGCAACTGCTCAGTCGACTCTACGCGACCGATGACGATGCGGCACCGGTGCTGCCATTCACGCCGGACGAGGAACCGCATCCGAACGGCGACGCCACGCACTATGCTCACGGTGGAGCGACCGGCGCGCCGGACTGATAACTTTTCTTTCCTAACGTTAGGAGATTTCGCATGCACCCGGCTTACGCACACCACAAGCCCGGACCGCGCGCCCTAAAGGAAATGGCTGCGATTCGTGCCAAGTTTGCCGAACTTCACGAAGCCATCGAGGAACTCACTGGCGGCCCTTCTCGCGAGAAGTCGCTGGCGCTGACTCACCTGGAAGAGTCGGCGATGTGGCTCAACAAGGCGATTGTGAAAGCTGACCCACAATCAGTACCGGAAGCCTGACGCCCATCTCACGATAGCTACGCCTTTTTCTCCTAACGTTCCGTTCTGGGAGAAGAGGCGTATCGCGTGCCGCCAGTTTTACTCAGTTTGACTGAGCACAAGCAATTTGCATCCATCGTGACGAACGATCCGGTGCGGGACGCGTCGTTGCAAGCGATCATCGACGAAACAACCGACTCCATCCTTCGCTACTGCAACAACGGCAACATCCTCCAATCGACCTACACGCAGATTCTTCCGCTACCGATCACGCCGTCTCTCTTGCTCCCTTTTGCACCGGTCATTTACGCGCCCTCCGCTACGCCGACGCCTATTGACTTGCAGATTTACATCAATGTGTGTGCCAACGGTGATCCGGCGCAGTTCACCTCGGAGACGCTGACGACGCCGTACAGCGATTGGATTCTTGACACCTACTCCGACATTACGACCTCGGAGAGCGGCATCGTCAAGTTCACTAACGGCACATGGTTCTTCTCGCGCGAGCGACCAATCTACTCGCTTGGTGTCAAGATCACACCGACGCCGGGCGCGGTCAAAGTGGTTTACACGGCAGGGTACACAACTGTTCCATCCGCGATCAAGGGGGCTATCAACTTGATCACACGGAAGATTTACAACGCGCGCAAGTTGGGCTTTCCCGTCGTGTCGGAATCACTGGCGGGATACTCGTACTCCGGGCAGCAATCGGCGACGGCAAACGGCGTTCTACAAGGTGACCCAACGATTCGACAAATGCTCGCTCCGTTCTGCCGGCCGCAGATTGGTGGTTACAGCTAATGCGACTGACTGCAATTGCGTGAAAGATGTGCGCGAAGGGTAATCCGTGAGCATCGGGTTGATCACACATGCGAAAATCAGCAACAGCGGCGGCTCGCCAGCGTCGGTAACCAGTTCGGCTTTCAACAGCACCGGGGCAAACCTTCTGATCGTTGCGATTGACTGGCTTCAGACGACCGCTCCCACGTTGACGGACTCCAATAGTAATACGTGGACACCATTGACAGTCAGGACGAATACGACTCGGTTTA